AATTAAATCATTAAGTTGTTTTTGCAACGCTACAAGTCGCATTTGTAAAACAACTACCTCTTCCGATAAACGCGATTCTTCTTTTACAAGGTCTAACTCTTCCTCGTCGTCGAAGATTTTTTCGTCAGCTTCGTCGTCACCATCTTCTTTTTCAGGTTCGTCTTCCCCTAAATCTATCTCGTCGCTATCGTCCGTTTCTTCGTCCTTGTCGCCTTCTTCGTCCATCTTTTCATTTAACTCGTCTTCCAATTCGTCTAATGGCTCTTTGTTAAGCTCGGCTCTAACTTCTTCGAGTTCGGCTTTCTTGGCTTCAAGTTCTGTTTCTGTTTCTTGAATCTTTAATTCAAGTTCTTCGCGTGTAAAGTTCATACTACCTCACCTTCCCTTTCAGAACAATGTTTCGCGTGGCAAATACCCTTCTTCGGCTTCTGCTATTAAAGCATTTGCCTCTGTTATATAATATGTCCTAACTTCATATTCTGGGACATAAATAACACTTTCTTCCAACGTTTCGCCATACACATTTTCTCTCATTATTAAATTATTTATTGCAATTCGGCTCATTAACTCGTCATAAGTTACCCAGACTGGCTCTATTTTAGTAGAAGTGAATACCCAGACAATAATCGTGTTAATCCAACCTGCTTCAACAGTGGTGTCAATTCTAAAATCGTCTGATATAAATATAACATTGCTCTTTATAGTTCCTTCTATAATTAAACGGCTAATCTCTAAATTCTTTTCGGCAGTCTTTGTCTGGACTGTGATTGCGTAAGTCTTTCTTTCGGCAATCTTCCCTCCACCTATCCCGACTATCAACTGTGTTGCCATATCTCGATAAGTCACAAATCCTTCGCCTTCTTGAACTCCTCTATTGTAGCCATATTTTACAGGCAATGGTTGAACTATTTTAAGAAAATTCTTAACTGTTTCTGTAGGTGTTATACTATCACTTCCTTTACGGCTTCTATAACTGTGCTAATTTGCCCTTCCGTCCAACCTTTTACTCTCCAGAAAGAATTATCAAAAGATAATCTTGCCTCAAGTATTTTTATTTTGTATGCTTTGTCATAACTTAAAACTACCTCTTTTGACAAACTAATTCGCATACTATGTGATACACTTTCCCCAACCTCTTGTCTTCTTAATTCTGTTGGCGTGTACTGTATATTACAAGCAAATTCTCCAATTAAAACTTCCTGTTCTATACTTTCACCAATAGTGTTGTATTCAAGGTCGATTCTGTAAAGTGCTATTCTGTCGTGAAAAAACTTTTCGGCAACTTCTTTTCTGGCACTTTCCCACATAGTTATTTCCTTTCCATCTTGACAGGCTTCGGAACTACCATTCGTCTATACCTACCAAGTATATTCCCGTAAGCAGATACTAAATCTTCATCACTAACAAATGACTTCCCACTCGTAGCACCTACTTGATAAGATATACTCTGATTACCATCAGATATAGAAGCAACTTGCTTTAACCCTTCCCCAACCTTGACTTCGGCGCCTTGAATATTCGCTCTAATTCGTAGCGCCGTCATTTCAATCAAGGTAGGTTCTAACCCTTCGGGTATACTCTCGATATTACAATAAGAGAATATAAAATTCTTCGTACTATTAAGATAAAAGGCGATAACACGCTCATCAACCTCATTATTTCCTGATAAAGTTCTAACAAGTTCAATCATTTCTAGTTCTGTCATTCGCCTCACCCCTTACCTTTAATAGTTAATAACGAAAACTTCAGCCATTCTTTCGAAACTTGGAATAACAAGTTGCGAAACGACTGTCTCAACTGTTACCGGTGGACCATAAGTCTTAACTGTAGTAACGGCTACCCCTGTATTAACAACTGATGTCTTTGCGTTAGCATTTAGGTCACCAATTAAATCAATCTCTTCTGGTGTAGTTCCATAAACAGTATTTCCTAATGCTCCATCTGGTAGGAATACCATTGCGTCGTCTGGTGCGTAAAACTTGTTAATACCATTTTCGTCTGTAAACGACTTATTATAAACGGCAATTGTAACTCCTGTTACATTAGCAATTTCTGTGATAGCGTGATTTCTTCCAAAGATTCTTTGGCTTCCATCTGCGTTCTTGAACATTGCTTTAATGTTGTCATTTTGAATAATATCATTCATCGTTGCTGGCGAACAAATCGCTCTTGTAATCTTAACCCCTAATGTTCCCGCTTTATCTACCATATCAATGATATCTTTTAATGGGTTGCTGTTCTTGTGGTCAGACCATTTAGCAGTTCCTGTTAAAGAAACAACGTTATTATCTTTCCATTCTTCATCAACATCATAATCATACTTGTAATTAGGTTGCTTTCCATCTTTGTCAGATGCTTTAATTTCAATCTTACCTGTGAAAAGCAGTTGCATTCTTTGACGTTCTGCTTGAACGTCTGCCCCATCTACTAAAGCTTTTGAATCATCGAAAATCTGTTCGATAATGCTTGCTGTGTATGGGTCAGTCACGTCTGCTTTAGCTCTTGCTAATTCTTGACGTAATCTTTCATCTAATATCATTTTCTCTCTGAAAAATGGCAATTCGTGTGTTAAAACTGCTCCACCAATACGGTCTCTAACTAAAGCTCTTGCACCTAATGCGCTCGGTCTTAAAGCTACAGCGTTTTGCTTGTGCCCTTTAACAAATCTTAAATCAAGTCCAACAATCTTCTTTGCAGGAAAAAGAGTCGCACCTAATAATGGGTCTTCACTTCCTTGTAAAGTGTCAACATACTCGCCAATCGCTTTGGCATTAACTAATTCAAAAATATCTGGCATCTATATTCCCTCCTTCTTATTCGGCCTCTGGAACTGTTACTTCAACAGAGTCTTCTTTTCCGTCAATGTTTAATGTTAATACTGCAGTTCCTGCTCCTACTACTGATACTACCAAATTGTTAACTGATAAAACAGTCACTTTGCTTGAAGTAAGAGAAATTGTCGCTCCTTCTGTTGGGTAGTCTGACGGATTCAATGAGTATGTCACTGTAACTGGGGCTGACCCAACTTCTAACGCTAATAAAGCTTCCTTGTTAGTAATTGCAATACTATTCAAAGTAACTTTTTCGTTAATCGGAAAAGTCGTAATCTTCGGTAATGAAGCTAACGCCTGTCTTGCTTTAACTGTTAATAAGTATTTCCAAGCCCAACCTTCAACTACTACCCTTCCCACTACTGGTCCTTCTGTAATGTCATACCTTTCGGCTGTGATTCCGTTTATAATGTTACCTGTTTTTACAAGCGACCCTTCGATTACATACTTTCTGCCACCAACAGTTTCTGTTTCAAGAGTTGCTGATTTTTCATCAAACGTAAACGGAAACGCTACGAACATTCCTTCGTCTTGGTTAACGAAAACATTTTTCGTTCCCCCTAATTTCTTATACATATTCTATTCCTCCTCTTTTACTTAAAATATGTCTTGCTCTTTGTTGTTGCCATTTGCTTCTTTTTCTTTTCCGCTAACTTTTGAGCAAAAGACTTTTCGGGTTGTCCTTTACCCTTTGCACCGGCTTCAACAGTTTTTCTTGCAGGCTTAAAAAGATAAGATTTCTCTTTCTGTAATTGACTAACTTGCACTTGTAAGCCTTTTGTCTTTCCCTCTTTTGTTATCTCTATTTTATCTAAATCTAACAAAGATAAGAAAACTTCAAAGTCGACCACCCTGTCCCCTACAAGTTTCTTGATTACGTTAGTCTTGTTTACTAAAGCCTCCTTGTCTTTATAGCCTTTTTCAATCTCTTCGATTTTCTTTTCTAATTCTGATACTCTGGCACCTGCTTTTTCTGCCTCGGCAAGTTTTGCTTTTAATTCGGCAATTTCGGCTTCACTTTGTTGGGCCCTTTGTGAAACTTCGTCAAATCGGTGCTTCGGTATCATAATTCCTTTTCCTCCCCCTGTGTCATCTGGGTTAGGGTTTGGGGCTGGTTCCCCTCCGTCTCCTGGCTCCGCAAAAAATTGAATATTCAGCGGAAAAATTCTTTTTACTGCGTCTTTCATACTTTCCTCCTTCACTTGTTATCGCAGTCGTGTCTGCGTGTTAGTATGCTTTAATAGGCATCTTCCCTATATAACATTATATGTTCAAATAGTTAAAATCTTAATACCTTGACAATAGCTCTTTTATGACTTCTACCCCTCTTAATAGTGCAGGTCTTAAAAATGGTTGCGCCTCCATTCCTTGCGTATGTCTATCGTAAGGTGTAGTCAATAATTGACCTCTATGTCTTGTCACTACTACTGTCCCTCCGTGATATGTAATCACTGGGTCATTTGGAAACTGTGGCATTCTGCCTGTTAATTGCCCTCTCGGCCCTGTCCCAAACTCTACAAAGTGGGTATACCTTGCAGGACTCCATAACATTACCTCATTGTCGGCTACCATTTCCATTCTTATTGACTCTCGTAACTGACCTGTGGAATAGCGACTCTCGCCTCGTGCTGGTGTTCTTTCAACGGCATATTCGTATGCTTTAATACCAGCAACTTCCATTATGTTCCGAGTCATTTTCTTTAATTGCTCTTGTGTTAAGTTTGCTTTAATTTCAATCGCTATAAAACATCACTCCTTTACTACTAATGCATTCTGTAGCTCCATATTCTTTATGGCCTCTTTTTCAGTAATCCTTTGAGTGTCAGACGAATCATAGAATGCTCTTATTGCATCATCTGTTATCTCCCACTCTCTTTTTCTTGCGATATATTCTTCTGAGCCATTACCAGCCCTTCTAAATAATTGCTTTGTTATTCTATCTTCTCTATAAATCATTACTTCACCTCCTTCACAAAAGACTTCAATTTATCAATATTCTTTGGTCTTGGCAATGTGTTCCATAAGTCAACCATTTGCTTATCCAACTCTAATTTTCTTTCTTTTGACGTTGTAGTTTTTCTTTGTTCACTATATAGTATATCACTTGCGTGCTTTATCTCAAGTGATTGCTTTGACTGGAACTGAACTTCAAACATCTGCCCCTCTTTTGACTTTACATCTAAATGTATTGCTTTATATGGTGTTTCTCCATCAATATATTTATTGTCTAACTTAACTACATTAAATCCTGACTTCTTGAAATCATCAAGAAATCCTTCTACTTCATCTGCCATACCTGCGTGGTCTGTTACAATCGTATATCTAACTAAATCAGGCATACTTGCTACTATCTCATCATCTTTTGGAACTGGTAGTCCGGGCAAGATTTTAGCTTTCTTTCTTTCAATCTTTTCGGAAACAGATGTCCCTGTCTTTGCTGAAAACTCCACCCCATACAACGATGTCCCTCTCTTGTCTACTAGATTAATCATCTTATTTGTTATCTTCGCCTCATTCTTTAAAGCATTATCATAAACTATTTGTGCTTCTGGAGCGACAGACGGACTTAATCTATTATCAAGAATTGACGCCGAACTTGGAACATTCGGGACTATCCTTACTTTGTTTACAACTGTTATTCTATAATCATCTTGACTTATTGTTCTTTCTCTTGATAGTGTTGACGAATACTTGACTCCACCTAACTTTGGTATTGGTGTATCTCTGAACTCTTGCATACGAGCTTTGAAATCTGGGTATGTCATTCCGGGGGGAACTTTAACCCATTGATTAGCCCCATTCTTTGTATATCGTTCTACCATATCTTGCTTATCTTTATCCCCAACTAAAACAGTCGTGACTGTGCTTCGGCAATTCGGGTGCAACGGTGGGTAGTTAACTCCTGGCTTGACATCTTCTTTAGCAATATATTTCCCGTCCATATTTTGACAAATCTCACTTGTCCTACTATCTAAAACTGACCTAAATCTATATCCTGCTACTAATGGGTTATCTTCAATTACATTTCTTACGCTTTGATTAAAAATGGCATTCGCCTCTGTCCTTACAAGCATATTTGCTTTCCTTTGTGTGATATTAGTTGCGTTCATTAAGTTATTTTCCATTTGCTTATAACTATCGCCCCTTACTATCCCTTTAATAAAAACATTCCTTAATCCCTCTTCGTAAGAGTTAAAAAGATTCTCCATATAATCGCCTAATGTCTTACTCCCTGCTGATTTTGTCTCAAGTGTGATAAGGTCTTTCATATACCCCCTACCAACCCCAGATAAAAATCCTCCACTCTGCCTTGCTTGAGTGTATAACTCTCTTGACGCTCCTTCTCTGTGGATATTATTCAAGGCTTGTAAAACATCTAATTGAGATTGTTGTTTCAATAGTTCAGTTCTTGCCTTTATTTCAATTTCATTTGCTTTTAAGTTAGTCAGCTTTTCAGTCAATTGCCTTTTCATTCTGTTTTTGAAAATTACTCCCGCTTGACTGTTCCCTGCTGTGGTGTAGAGCTTTTCCACTTCGTCTAATTTGGCAATAATAGAGTTTACTCGTTCTGCCCCCGCTGGGCTACTTCGCCACAATCTTACTTGGTCTTTATCGGCTAATAAGAATTCTATCTTCTGTAATTCTTGCTTCAATTCTTTTGCTTGTGTGTTAAGCGACCTTCGCAAGACTGCACTCAATTTCTTGGTTTTCTTTTCGGCATCTAAAAGACCTTTTACACTCATTTTATTCCTCTGACTCTCTGCGTGCTAAACGAATTATTTCTTTCGCTTCTGAATAGCGTTCCTCAATACAATGATTACCACCTAACGCTTTATAAGACCTAAACCCTTCGTCAAGTTCTTGTTCTAAAACATCATATTCTGCAAGTCTTATTTCTAAATTATACCACTTTGATGACTTCGTATTTCTTTTCCTGTTAATGTAAATAACTCTCTCGGAAAGTTCTAACAAGTTCCTTCTTAATACGTGTATCAAAGCGTCATTTAAGGTTCCTTGCTTGTCGTAAATCTTTTCAAGCTTATTCATTATATTTCTACTAAAATCTGATTCCCCAATTAGAGTATTCAATTCTTCCAGCATTTGCCCTCTTTTATCTTTCTTAAACATATGTCTTTGCTTTCGTAAATTGTAAAGATTAGTCAGCAATAAGACTATGTTCAATACTATAACTATTATTAAACTGACTAACTGTAATGTCTCACTCATATCTAATTCCTTTCTCCATAATGTTTACCAGCTTTCGTCGGCAAATTCCTTACCCCAACTTGTCGCTGTGCCTTCATACCACACGGCGTCGTATGGTGGCAAATCTTTATCTTCGTCTAATGCCCACATTAACTCCCTCCACCAAAATCTTACGGTGCTCGGTATGTCAACTATAAATAAGTGTAATGGACCAAATATCATATTCTGTATTGAGTGACCATACTCGTGGGCTTTTACGTGATAACTATCTTCACAGTCTTTTGTAATTACCATAAAGAAAGAAAAGTTCACTCCCCAACCCCATTCTTTGTTTACTACAAATACAATCATCGGTCCCCATTTCTTTGGCTTGTGACCTGTAATAAGCATAAATAACGCTACTACTAAACCTACGAGCGTATTAAATGCTCCCCAAGTGCAGAGTACTAAATAATAAACAAAAGTATTTATCTTACTTTTCTCTTTCATATATCCTCCTTACATTATTTCTCTTAAAATCGATATAATCTTCTTCTTCTTGTTTAATAAATTCAGCTGAAAATAGTTCGTCTGGGCTAGTTTCTAACTCCTTTGAACGCTCCTTAATTCGTTCTAACCTTTCATCTAATGGTATATCTAAATATATAATCGTATCTTTATCCGATACTCGTTGCCAAAAGTCTTCAGGTAATGCATAAGGATGCGAGATGATACAGTCTATATTAGGGTTTTTATAATATAAATCAAATAAGCTTACTTTTAATTTTTCATCTTTTAAACAAGACTGCGGTAATTCAATCTCTACTGCGCTTAAGATTTTATTCTCATTTAGTCTTCTATATAGAGTTGTCTTACCACTACCAACTAAACCTATAATAAACTTCATATTATTCCTTTTCTACAAATACATCCATTAAAGAAAACAACCTGATAAAACCTTCATACTGCCTATCAACTCTCTTTTTGAATATATCTTCTTCTTGTTTATGTATTTCTCTTTCAGAGCTACCCTTTATTTTTTGAATAAATCTTTCTAAACTTGTTTCTTCATCTACCATAAACTTATAGCAAACTAAATCAGGCACAGTTTTTAGGTATTCATTCAATTCCAAGATTTCTTTATCTGGCTTATCAATCCACCTTATACCAAACATTCTATCAAATACAACGTCGCCTTTAATTTTTGATAAAGTTTCTTTTATTTCTTCAAGAGTGTTTAAGTTGGTTTTTCTTACTTCAAACCCTTTTAAGGAATTAACAAAAGTAGTTTTGCCAGCACCAGTATTTCCCTCAATAATGTAAATCATTTTATTTCCCCCCTTATAATTTAGTGCTTTCTAATCGCTTAACATAGTCAACCAATGAGTTATCAAACTTAACTGCATTTTCTCTATTAACTTCAAGTGGTTGTTCTAGTAAACGAAGTCCTCTAACCCATTTAGGACTAACTTCATTAAATATCTCTGGGCTATGTAGTTCTCTATCATCTTTTATATACTTCATATCTTTAATTGGGTATAAATTAGATAAACGACAAGAAGTTAGAATCGATGAAGCAAATAAGTTTATGTGGTAATCAGTAATAATGTTATAGTATTCTACTTCTTCCTCAACTACTTCTTTTGAAACTAAAGTTATAAGCTCACCTTTGTCATTAAAAGTAGTTGTTCCAATAGGTGTGTCTTCTGTCATTGGGTAAGTAAACTTGCCTTGTTCTTCATTAAAGATACGGTGTTGATTAACTGTTCTTAATTCACTTCCATCACTAAATACTAATTTATTATATGCTTGTGCTTTTTGTGGTTTCATTATCCAAATAGGTTTAGCTGTTGTAAACTCACCTTTGTCAAAATCCCAAACAAGTAATTCATCATCATAAGTAATATCTTCCACATTTTTATAAGTCATATCAGCAAGTGTGATTTTAGTTCCTTTAACAAAGCAAGGATATGAGCTTTGGAAAGTAATAGAAATTGGTCCATTTAGCCAATAGTAATCACCAATAGTAGTATAATTACCTGTAATAATATGATAACCACCCTCATCATCTGGGCATTCTAAATCATAATAAAAAGCTACTATTATAACATTAGGTATTACTAAATTAGTAACAGGAGAAGTAATAGCTGTGTAAGTACTATTACCATTAACCCTATAATAAAAATTATCATAGTAGTCTGTATAACCTCCCCCCGCCCAGTAAAGTCTTTCTTTTTTAGTAGTTATAGTTAAGTCATAGCCACCTTCAAATGTTCCAGTTATCCCATTAACTGTTATGTCTTTTTTAATGTTTTTGGCAACCAAATTACCATCTTTTTTTATAGTAACTTGCGACAAGACCTTACCACTTGTAGGGGTAACAACTACATTTCCACTTGAAAAATCGGGCGTAATTGTTTTTTGCTGTTCTTCCTTCGGTTCGGGTAGTGCACTTACTTCACTTGCGTACTGGTCTATCGTTTCATTGGTAATTGTTCCACCTTTAGCATTTATAGAAGTCTTTAAATCTGCTTTTGCTTGTTGTATTCTTGCTATTTCATTTGCAATACCCATATTAAATACCTCCTAACAATGTTTCAATGTCACCAATCATAGCGTCTATTTCGGTTTTAGTATATATAGCTGGCTTATTTGTTAAGTCACTATAACTACCACTAAATAATTCTGTCTTATCTGCTTTATTGCTTTGTAAATCTATAATATCGCCCTCAATGCCGGGTATCTTTTCAACATTTGCTTTTTCTAAATCAGTAAAAGCGTTAGTATCTGCGTTGCTTTCATATAGTATCTTAACCTCACTTGCTGTCGGGTTTACTTCTGCTCCAGCCTCTATACCTGCCAACTTGTTTTTTTCAATCGTAGTGTAATCATTGCTTGACAAACCTTTACCTGAAACTTTGTCTACTTTGCTATCTAATAATTGACTAACTTGTTCTTGACTAAAAGTTTCGTCTTTACTGTAATAATCAGATAAATCAACAAAACTGCCTAACGCATCCCAATCCGTTCCATTCCAAGCATAATTCATACCTGTATCTTTCACGTCATAAACATCACCTACCACCAAATCAGTTGCAGGCAATGCAGTGTAATTTGCAACACTACCTTTAAACTTATAAACTGCTGTTAATTTGCTATTTACAAAGTTTTCATCAACATAGTTCTTATCATTTACAAGTTCACTAACTTTCGTTGGTGGTGTCGGAATTGTAGGCTTATTCGTTAAGTCATTATAATTACCACTAAAACCTTGTGGCAGTTCTTTTTTAGTAATATTCAGCTTATGCTTATTAGTTCCATCCACTTCAATTTTACTAATATACTTACCACTTGTTTCTGTGCTGTCATTTAGCTCTATGTCCGGTACTACTGGTATAGTCGGCTTATCATCCAAGTCGTTGTAACTATGACTATGCGTTGCACTTGCCTTCGAGTCTAACTCTGCTTGTAATCCCTCTACCTCTGCTATCTCGTGACTATGAGATTTCTTAGCATATGTCGCATCGTGATTATGAGTAGAATCGGCTTTGGCATCTAACTTTAAGTCGACTTCACTTTCTGTATAATACTTGTCATCGTGGTCGTGTGCTTTCTTCGCATACACTTCGTCGTGATTATGATTCTTCTCTGCTTTCAATGCTAACTTGACATCACTCTGAACTCTTGTATCATACCTTTCATCGTGGTCGTGGCTAGATGGTGGAAATTCTTCGGGCTTCAGTAAAATACTCTCCCAGCTATGGCTGTGCTCTTTATCAGCATATGTAGCAGTCGCCTCTAACTTGGTTAAAAAATCGGTAAGCTTCCTCTCAGTTCCATCTGCTATTTCGTCAAGGTTGTGGACATTTACTTTTTCATTTCCTGTCTGCCCTCCAATATACAATTCTTTAGTGTCAAGACAATAGCCAAACTCCCCAACTGCTAACTCAGGTAAATCGGCTTTTAATCCTCTCCTTATTCTAATTGTAATTGCCATCTCCTTAACCTCCAATCTCTCCTGATGGTGTATCTAAAAATGAGCCTCCATCAATTTCGGCTTGGTTTAGAAAAGCAGTCATCTGTGCTACAGTCATTTTTTCTTCATTTCCTGTAAATCTTCTTACTGCATTTGCTAAATTAACTAAATCTTGAGCTGTTAAAAACTCATTCATATTACTCTCCTTTGTCTATTTGCTTTTTCTTTTCCTCAATTTTGTTTCTAACTGCGTCTCCTAATAAGTGAACTAAATCCCTTAACTTAAAGTTTTCATATACAGGATACATTACCTTTACTACGCTGTATAATGCTAACGCTCTTGGTAGAAACTCTCCCCATACCATTGCTCCCCCGCTAATTTGTGGCTCAATAGCAATCCATAAAACTGTTAACAAAATCACTAATATCATTGTTAGCAATTCGTAAATCGGTTTCCTATTCTCTTTCTCTATTTTGTCTAATAGCTTTTTCGCTACTATCTTAAATAGTCCTATCAACAATATAATACCTAATGCTAATACTGTTAATGCAAATCCATACTCGGCTAAAAATCCGTCTAAATTCATTATTCATTCCCTCCTTCATTATATTCATAATCTATGTCGTCATAATTATGTTCGTCATATAAATCTTCCATCCCAGATAAACTTTCGTCTCTGATTCTTTTTAACTCTTCCCCTACGTCGTCTACCCACGGGTGCTGTTCAATTATTGTTTTACGACTTAAAATACCAACACTTCCTTGTATTCCATTGATAATAGATAAATCGTCAATTGGTCTGTCTGTGTTCCATACTATATCTATATCGTCGTATCCTATACTATGAAAATAGATAAGTAATGCTTTCTCTAAAATATCAGCTAACTCTCTGGCACTGTTCTCCATATCGACGAATAACCTATCCATCGCTTTCCCGCTCTGTGCATAAGCTAGTTCGTTGTCCTTTCCAACTGTGGCAGTAATTTCATAATACTCTTGACTAATACGCTTCATCCACATATCAATTGAAGCACTATCCATTGACCTCATATGAACTACTACCCCGCCATTTCCGTCAGTTCTGGCTATTGATAATTTCTCGATTGCGTAAACTAAATCTTCGTCGCTTGTCCCACTATACCCCCTAACTTCTGTCAGTGGTTTTGTGTTCTTTTCAACTGTTGTGTCTTGATGCTTCATTCCTTTATTGAAAGCTTTTAATAAGTTCTCTGCATATGCGTAAAGTGGGCTATCTCCTGTCTTTCCTAATTCAATAAATAAGGGTTCGCCTTCTAACACTTCTTCTTTGTCTCGCCCGTCTAATATATAACAGTATGTGTCCCTTTTATTTGCTTCACCATCTTTATAATATAGTTCATAATAAACAATTTCTTGCTCTTCTCCTGTGCTTGGCTCTACTTCAAGTTCGATATACTTCCTTATAAAACACATTGTCTCTTCTTTATACTCATCATTATATATAGCAATCGTATCGTTCATTATCAATGGAGTAGGAACTAACTGCTCTCCGTCACCTTGTATAATCCAGATAAGGCTTCCTCTTAAAAGAAACTCCTTCGCTGTCTCCCTTACTATCGGTAGCACATTATCTAATAACTCTTGATTTTCTGCTAATACTGGCGGTCTTGCTAATAGATAGTTTACTTTCTTATCTACCGTCGCTTTCCATTTACCTACTGCTATATCTTCATTGAATAACGTATCAGTTGGCTCTTCGTAATTCTTCCTCGCCCTCTCTATTACTTTTGCTACAGGGCTTTCTTGGTATTCGTCATACTTTCTTTTTACCCATTGCTTTCTACCAATAGGTTCTAACTTTGCTAAATCTATCAAATCTACTCACACCTTTCTTTGTTTCCTATATAACATTATATGAAAATTAACAAGGTTTCTTTGTTATACATAAAAAGAGATGTCTACTTTCTTATAGACATCACTCTCTTTAATCGTTCTTCATATGCTTCCCGACCACCCTCTGTCGTTATTGTTGGTCTTGGTTCTGTTTCTACAAACTCTAATCCTGTAGCGTCGTCTGTCATTGCGTATCTCATAGCATCCATCAAATGGTCCCATTCCTTTTTCGGTTCTGGTAGTTCCTTCCCTCTTGCGTCTTCCTTAAAACTATAATGCTCTATTTCTATGAAAAAGTTTTCGCAGGTTGGGTGTATTATTATCTTATACCCTCTCAATAGACTAATACCCGCCATTACTGACCCACGCTCTTTCTTTACCCCAAAGATTCTACTTGCCCCTCTTTGCTTTAACTCTCTTATCGTTCTTGGGTCTTCACTGTCTGCGTGTATGGGTTCTTTAGCCCAATCTAATGCTCTTAATCTGTTATAAATCTCATCAGTCGATAACCTTTGTTCATACAATTCCTCACAAACATAAATCTCTTTTGCTTCGTGACTTACAAGTAGTCTCACCCCCGCCGTATTTGCCGAATAGCCAAAGTCCAATCCAATCCTGTGCTCGTAGATGGGCCTTTGCGTGTATGGGTCTTTTGCATAGTATAGACTTTGCCAGTTAAAGTCTCTCATTTCGTAATTACTATATATCTGGCTTCCTGTTACTCCCCATTCCCCTAACCCTGCTACTCTATATCTTGCAGGTTGTTCTATTCTCATTCTTTCAAACATAGCAAGGTCGGCTTCGTCAAGCCATTCATTACAAGTGTAATTCCTTGTCAATGCTAATGTGCTTGCTGTGCTTTTTTGCATTCCTGGAATATATCTTACACCTCTGTCGTCCTCTAATTCGCCTGGCAATAATGTGTAAAATCGCCTCTTTAGCCAACTACTTTCGTGCCACGGATTAAATGTTAACACTATTTGCTTAAAATACCCATCAGGTGCTTCCCCCCTTATCGCTTCGTCAATCATATTAAAGTCTTCTTCTCTGTCTATTTGATATGCCTCTTCTACCCAACAAAAGTTCAACATTCCTTCGGGAACTGATATACTTGCTATACTGTCTGGCTCACTTGCACCTCTAAATAAAATCACTTGCCCTGTGCTTTTTCTTGTTAGAGTTAATTCACCTTTCGGTATATTCCAGTCTGCTTCTACCCCAATTCTCTTTATCGCCCAGATTAAATCTGCTCTGCAACTCTGCTTTAAGAGTGTGGCATATTTTCTTACAACTAAAAGATTACTTAATTCGTATTCGTAAAGTAGCATAATCCACCTCAAAGCTATGTTCTTACTCTTCTTACTTGCCCTACTTCCTTTTATTACCAGATATCTTTTCTTACTTTGTAGTATTCTTTTATACTGTTTTCCTACAAGGTCAATCATCTTTAGTTTTTTTATTTGCATACTACCTCCTCTTCACCCCGCTTAATAAAATTCTTGATTATGGTGTTTCTTACCTGCTCTTAAAGTAGTTCTTTATGTCTATTCTATAGTAGACTGCTTATAGTTCTACATAGTATTTCGTCTATTTCTTTTGCCTTCTCTCCCGCCACCGTTCAAAAAACTGTTTGAGATTAAATCAGTATTCTATATCGTCGTCAGGCAATTCTTCGGGTGCACCAATAATGACCTGTATTGCATTTACCAAACTCGTAGATGGTTTACTTAGTCCATACATAGAGTTCATTTCTTTTACTATCTCTAATATAGTTTGACTTGTTTTATTACAAATCTCACTTACTTTCAGCATCTGGTTCAGCTGGTGTGTAGTCGTCCCACCTTCATTTACAAGTCTGTCCCTCAATTCCCTTACTATGTCTATTGTCGCTTGTGCTTCGTTAGTCATACTTAATAAACGCTTACTCGCTTTCCTCTTATCCCAGACTAAAAGTCGTGCCTCCTCTACTGCTTGCTGTTCTTGTAATTTCTGTATCCAATAAAGCACCCCTTTTGACTTGCTTGCCATATAAGCCCTT